CGGCAAACAAGAAAAGCACTGATGGTAGATTTACCGGGCCTTGCGACATAGCTACAAAGTGGACACCTTACGAGATATCCATTGTCAGCATACCGGCAGATCCTACAGTCGGAGTCGGAAGGTCACACCATACAGAGAATACCGAGTCTGAAGGTAATAAGTCAGACGAGGCAACAAAGGGAACAAGCGGCTTTTACTTTTGTGAAAAGCAGCTCCAAATAAACAAAAACATAATTTCCGGGAAGGAGAAAAACAAATGAGAACAAGAGAAGAGTTAATTGCAAGACAGCAGGAGCTTCTCAACGCAGCAAGAGCCGCAGGACGAGAGCTGACCGCTGAAGAGCAGGCCGAGTTTGATACTTGTCAGAGAGAGCTTGACGCATTAGACGCAGCTTCAAGACAGCAGACTCAGCCCACAGCAACACCCGAATCCGATCCTGAAGCAGTAAGACTTGCAGAGAGAAACAGAATCCGTGAGATTGAAAACATCTGTAGAAGTTTCAATCTTGATGCAAGCACTTATGTAGCAAGCGGAATGAGCGTTGATGCAGTACGTTCAGCAGTACTTGACCAGCTTATGCAGAATGGCCAGCCCATCGCAGCAAGAGGTACAACAGATGTAGAAGTATCTAACAGCGCAGAAGATAAGTTCCGCAGGGCAGCAGGTGACGCACTCGTAATGAGAAGCGGAATCGAGATTGAACATCCGGCAGAAGGCGCAAGGGAGCTTATGTCTATGTCTCTTAGGGACTTATTCATTGAGTCAAATCCTAACGAGTCAGGACTTAACAGGAAGAGCGCAGACGAGCTTTACTCAATGGCTTCAAGACAGTTCTTCAATCCTACAGCAGCATTCCCCAGCATCCTTGACAATGCTATCAACAAGGCATACGTTGAGGGACACAAGAAGGTACAGGTTACTTTTGACCGCTTCACAAAGAAGGGAACACTTAAGGATTTCAAGATCACTGACAACAAGTACCTTGCAGGCCCTACAGGTGAGTTTCTGTTAGTACCCGAAGGCGGAGAGCTTAAGGCAGACAAGCCCAGTGATGAGAAGCTTCCTACCAGACAGTTAAAGACATACGGCCGTCAGTTCACACTGACAAGACAGGCTTTCATCAATGACGATATCGAGCTTGTAACAAGCTTACCGGCAAGATACGCAGCATCAGCAAGAAAGACTATCAACAGACAGGTTTATGATATCATCGTAAACAATGCCGTAATCTATGATGGAACACAGCTGTTCACTGTAGCACATAAGAACGTGCTTACTACCGGTACCGGCATCACACAGGCAGCTTTACAGAAGATGATTATGGCACTCCAGACTCAGAAAGATCAGTTTGGACAGGAGATCATTATCAGACCTGCTAAGCTGGTTGTACCTGCTGGTATGGCATTTGATATCTACACAATCCTCCATAGCCCTATGATTAACACAGCCGGCAATACACAGGCAGTCAATCCTCTGTATCGTTACGCTAACACAATCGAGGTTGTTGAGGATCCTGCAATCAACGTACTTTGCGGCGGCTTTGGCAACACAATGCCTTGGTTCCTCATTGGCGACACAGAAGATACATCATTCATCGAGGTTGATTATCTTAACGGTCAGGAGATACCTACCATCCGTCGTATGGAGGCTCCCGGTCAGCTTGGATTTATCTGGGATATCTACCTTGATTGGGGCGTTAACGTTATGGACTTCCGTGGTGCTATCAAGAATCCTGGTACCACAGTTGCAGATCCGTTATCGTAAGGAAGGAGGAAATAGACCATGGCTACAGCAAGTTATTGGCAGAGAGGCGAGAGCCTTGATTATACTAATGGCAGCGGTTCAAAGATTACAGCCGGCACTATCGTTGTACTTACAGCCGGAGCAGCTGGCCGTATCGGCGTAATCGGTACCGACATTCCTAACGGAGAAGTTGGCAGCGTTCATGTAACAGGCGTATTTGAGATGCCTAAGTCATCTACAAACGCACTTACACAGGGCGAGGCTGTTTACTGGGACGGAACAGGAATCACCGAAGCATCAAATGATGGCGGTGGAACACCTACCTACTATCCCGTAGCAGGATATGCAGCTCAGGGCGCAGCAGCTTCAGCTACCAAAGTTCTTGTTAGGATTGGATGATAAAGGAGGCAGTTTATGGCTACTAAAAAGAAAACCATAACTAAATCCGTAGAATCTGAAGAGACTATATCACAGGAAAACGATCTCTCCATGGAAAATACAGAGTCACAGGAAGGGGCTGTTGATACAGCCCCGGAAGCTGACTCTAACGATGGACAGAGACTTGTTGCTAATAGACTTATACTTTTCCGTTCAAGACTTTATAATCCGGAAGAAGAGTTACCGGCTGACGATGCAGACATGGTAGCGGCATGGTTGCAGAATGAAAGCGCACGATGGGCTTCTATCGAGCCTGACACTACAGCTAAGGCAACACCAAAGGCAGCGCAGGCCGGACTTTTTGGAAAGGTTGAAAGCGGCGAGAAAGATGTTGACGGCAACGATCTTGTGGGAAGAGTCCCTAAGACAGCGGCAAGAAACAAGAAATAAAACAGTGCTGTTCGGACAGTACAGGAAGGAGAAGATAGGCTGTCGAGCTTCAAGGATATTATAGAGTCTGACTGTTCGGATGTGTTCCTGAATACGCAAGAGTTTTCTGACGTTCACACAATCAACGGCGCGGAACTTAAATGCCAGGTTGACGACTACGAGCAGATATCCCGTGAAAAGAGATATCAGTACAACAGAAGCCTACACGGTGACGGAATATTCCTACGAGAAGTTATGATCTATGTCTTATCCTCTGAGTTTTACAAGCACTTTAACAGACTCCCACGAGTAGGGGCAAAGCTCATACTTGACGGAGATATGTATTTAGTGTCAGATACTCAGGACGAGTACGGCATAATATCTATTTCCCTTGGTTCAAACGAGACTTAACGAGGTGGCTTATGATTGGCTATACGGTATCTATCGAGGGATTGGTTGAGCTGGAGATGGACTTGAATATGTCGAAAGACAAGACAAAGAACATCTTAAGGACTGCAATCAATAACACGGCCAAAAAGGTTGAAAAGCAGATGTACACAGAGGCAGGAAAGAGATATGCCCTAAAGGAAGGAAAGCAGGGATACCACAAGGTCAACGAGATAGAAAAAGCAAAAGTAAGCAGGCTATACGCCACAATCATAGCAGCTTCAAGGCCGGCAGATACTTATAAGTTTATGGTTCGGCCGGATACTTACTTCCCAGGAAGCAAAGGTGCGCCGAGTTGGATAAAGGCTAAGACACTCAAAAAAGGCGGTCATCTTGTAGGAATGGCACTGAAAAAGAATAGCGGCGGCAAGGGCGACAAGTACAAGGCTTTTGTAGTCAAATATCACAACGTCTCAAATGCCGGTGCAATTTCAGACCACACAGCCCTTGCGGAACGTGTACCCGGAAGCCACATGAAAAGCAATCCGCACAAGGAAGCTTTGAAGTCACTATACAGTACGACTCAGGCAAAGGGTGAGGAAGTAGTATATAAGACAAAGATTGACAGCACGGTTTACAACACATTATCAGAACAGATCAGAATAACAATACCTAAGTATGTTAAGTAGCCGGAGGGTTTTACATGACACCTTTAGAACTGATAGACGCTTTGACGGAAGAGCTGAAAGAGCTGTTTAAGGAATGGCGGTACAAATGCAAGAAAGGTACGCTTATTCCGATAAACATCTACAAACAGGATCTTCCAAAGCTGGACTTAGACTACTCGAAAGATGAGATGCCGGTACCGTACATCATCGTGAGACTGATACGAGGTAACGACACAGGCGAGAGGGACAGCGATTATGTAGTTTCTGTCTGCCTTATAGCCGGAGTTTGGGACGGCGACAGCGACAGTCAGGGATACAGGGATCTTCAAAACATTTTCCAGGAAATATATTTAAGGTTCCATCGGGATCCTAACTTGAAAAAT